TTACATTTAAATTATAGTCACCTTGTACATTGACGTTGTAATCATTGGCCACTTCCATATTGATATTGCCTTGTTTGGTAACTAGATTAATATTACCTGTGTCCACTTGTATGTTAATGTTGGCGTTAGGGCCTATCTGTATATCGTAGTTGTTGTTTGATTGGCCATTCTTATTAATGTATATCTTATGACGGCCATCTATTGTGATATCTGAATCTCCTGCGATGTAGGCCTTATTATTATTTCCTGTGATAGAATAGTTATCGTTTTTTACTAAAGTCACCAGGTCACCATTAGGCCTCATTTCCGTAGATGTTCCTGTTCTATGTCTTTCGTGTATTCTTTCTGCACCAGGTGTATCGTCAATTTCTTTGATATGGCCACTTTCACTTTCAAATACGTGATTTAAAGGATAAACGGCATTGTAACTAATCTCAGGTTCTGACCAGGTGTCCGTATCTGAAGCTGCGACATTCCCTACCGCATCCACATCGGCTGTAGGTATATTTTGTAATCTGGCCGCCTGCCTTTGAACCAGACTGGCCGCTGGTTTTTCCTCATCATTGACGGCTAATCTATTAACATCAGGTTCATTAATATTCCTAGGATAAACTGATAGTTCATAATCTGCCTCATCTTCATCAGTACTGCGCCTATTTGGATCATAAAAACCTTTATTTGGATTACCTGTTTCAGAAGGGAGGCCAGGCAATGTACCCAATATAACAGGCTCTTGAAAGTTTTCATCTCTAAAGTAACCGAAGACCCACGAACCCTCTACAATAAAACTCGGAGATTGGCCAAGTCCAGAAATACCAGGTGATGTAGTCGGTAGAACGGCCATTGCCCAAGGCAAGTCCTCAGTAGGCAAATCAATCTTGTTAGAAGTGTGATGACCTAGAACACGTACTCTTAGACGGCCTGTTTTAGTGGGATCATTTCTATCCTCTACTACACCTACAAACCAATTGAATCCGTCAGTTCCTATAAAGTTAGCCATTATTGTTTTTCTTTCGATAAATGTTTATTTTTAATCACTACACTATACGTCATTTTACCCTATTTCTTTTAGTTCTACGCAAACTGCCTTTACCAAGACTATCTATCCATATATTATGAGGATGACAGTCTAAACTACCAGATACGTTGTATTTACTTATATTCTTTTTAAGACAGGCAATCGCAAGATTGACTTTATCTTTTAGTTTCTCTAATACAGTTCTATTATCCTTAAAGAATCTCTTATATTTCGTTCTATAGACTATATTGTCATATCTAATGAGGATGCCTTCTATAAGTCTATTAAATTTGTTCTTTACAGTTCTTATTATGTTATTCTGCGGTTTTATATTCATTTTATTGTCTTTCAGTTCTTTTTCTCATTCATTGGCGATATGGCCAGCGCCTTGTTTTAAAAAATCGACTCGACTCTCGGTTTCTCTAAGAATCTCTAAGTAAGTATTTCATTTTGTGTATCATTTGCCGTCTCAATCATTGTATCATCTAATTGATATTGTAATACTGTTAATTTATCTTCATTCTCTCGTCCTGTGAAAGTATCTGTAGCTTCTTCAGGATAAGGTACTCTTGTTGCATCTTTCATACATTCTACAGCCATAGTGTGCATATCTTGACTTGTGTTTATTTTGTGTCTAATACTCTTAACGAGATAGCGTCCTGACATATACGGATCATTGTCTAATGGATTATCACGACCAGCAGGTTCATATGATGGTATTTCTAATGCGACCATATCTCCTACAGATAACCCTGTAAACCCTCTTGCCTCTAATGACACACGCATAGACATAAAAGCTAATCTTTGTGACAATCTATCTAATGTGGTATTAATAGGTTTTCTTAAATAGTTTGTGTGTACGTTTTGAGTATTTGTTTCAAAATATCTGGTGCCTTCTGCAAAATCACCAAAAAACTTACCATTGTAGTTAACAAGTGGTGCGATACTCTTATTATCTGTTTTACTACCGTTGCCATCATGTTCTGTATGAAATAGATTTTGAAATTGTAAATTGTAATCAAAGTTAAATTCTGAAAATGTTTTATTAAAACTATCGTGACCTACTATTTGACTTGCGTATACACCATTTCTTAAATTCTTCAGTGTATCATATTGACTCACAATATTAAAATCGTTAACTGTTTGCATCTCTTGTATGATATTAGTTACACCCGTTCCATCTTTTACAGCTCTAGGTTTCTTTTCAAATCTTGCGACCACAGGTCTAGCAGCACCATCAGTAATAGCTAACATATTCTCTAAACTACGAAATCTAAAACCTGTTGCATCTTCATATAAGAACATACCTGTATTATTAAACCTTGCTGATTGTGCTTCTTTGGATATCATATCAATAAAATCAAAAGGTCTCAATGTAGGAGGTATATATTTTCTGACACCTTGTGTTTCTTCTACGATAATGGTTTTATTTGTATTTAATTCATTACGCATTGTGTCTAATACAATCTGATCTACTGTTCCTTGTTTAGCACTTTTAACTCTCACTTGTTCATTGTATATCACTTCTTTACTTGCAAAATGTAAAACATAAATTTGTGATCTTTTCGCCAACTCTCTTCTGTCGGATATTTTGTAAATGTACATAGGATGACCTGTTTTAAAAGTGAAGTCATAACCTTTAGATATAGAGGGTGTGTTTAATTTAAATTCTATTCTTTCAAATCCTGTCAAAGGCAAATGATTTGCTACATTTTGACCATCAGCGAGTACTATATTACCAGATAAACCTTTGTTAAATATGTCTTCGTAGATATTAATTTCAATCACAGAATTCTTTACACTTACTTTTTTTGGTTCGTTACCACCAAAAGCTGATGTATATGATATTAATTTAATATCTGATAGACTAAATTGGCCTGCTTTTGTAAGTGTTTTACTGTTTATCTGTGCGTACATAATTACTCATTCATCAATCTTTCAAATTCTTCTTGCAATATTTGTAAATAGGCTGGATTTAATAATTTAATATCTCTCTTCTGATCTTGTAATCTTTGTTCATATTCTCTATTAGAAACTGCTTGAGCACCTTGATCGGTAGATAAACATTCTATCAAATGTGAATAATCAGTCGATGTCTGGGGGCCACTTGATTGTATTTTTTCATAATGATGTATGGCATCTGGATTTTCATACTTTTGATAAATAAATTCTTCAAACGCTTGGTAATCTAATGGCCAATCATAGTAACCATTTGTAATATTATTAGTTAATAGAATTACCCAATGCAATTCAGGATCACCGAAATGCTTCATGGCTGTGTCTTCTGGTCTTTCCCCATTTGGAACAGAATAAGTTGAATATAGGCTTGCCTCATCTAAAATTTTTGATTTTACTTTAATTCTTCTGAATAAATCGGAAACAAGTTTATAGTTTACTTTATCAAAACTATATCTACCCTTTGGGAAATAATCAAAATATGCCATTAGTATCCCTCAGCAACTGTATGTTTGGTCATAATTTCTGTTTCACCGAAAGTTAAATCCATTTTAATAATTGTAGGAGATGCACCTTTTTCATCAGGTATAAAAGATGATACAACACCTTCTGGTGCATAATCAATATTACATTCTTTTAATACGCAACGACTAATTCTAGGTAGATATGTATTCTCTTTATCTCTATACATATAAGTAATTTGGAATTCACTAGGCACTGTAAAATATCCATTTGTTATTGCACTATTTTGTTTTTCTGGTAACATATGAAATCTAAACATTTGTAATATTTTATGTACATCATTTTTTTCTTTCTCATTCTTTGGCGCAAACACAAATGGAAAACTAAATGATCTAAATGGCACAGATTGAAATATCATTTCTAAATTAGGATTTTTAGCTTGACCAAGTGATTTATCATATAATTGTCTAGCATTCTCAAATCCTGGAATAATTCCTATAGCGGCAAATGTCGCTGATTTAGCAACTTCACCTATAACACCTGTTGCACCTTTTCCTGCAGCTTTTAATTTGTTTAAAAATCCTGGATCATTCATCATACCACCTAATGCTTGGCCTATATCTCCTGCCATACCTGTCGCTGTTTCTTCGTACTGTGCTGAAAATGCATATTTTAAAGCATCTGATGGCATATATAACATTATACTATCTGATATAAAATCGTGTTCAGCATCGACTTTTGACATAATACCTGATTTAACACCACGTAATCTTGTAGAATTGCCTACGCCTCTTGTTTTTAAATTTGAAATTCTATCTGTTTGCGTTTTCTTTCTTCTTACAACAAAATTGTTTACTGTTTCAGTACCTACGTCATTAATATATGATGTGGTTCTATTTTCACCAACCCAATCTTTTTCACCTGTTTCAACTAATTTTCCATTGTCAAATGTAGATGTTTTAAATTTTGATGACTTATGAGATACTATATCAAAAATAACGTAATGACCATCTCCTAAATTTGCTGTTTCTTGTGGGTAATATACTGTACCATAATTATATGGATTATTAACAGTTTCCATATGAGTTGTAGGACCTACTGTGCCTATCTCTAATGGAGATTTATTTAATAACTTAGCCGCAACTTTAGTAGTTTGTGCTTGAGATGCAAAATTCAACGCCTGTGATATTTTACCACCTATAGCTGATGCAGCTTTACTCTTTATTAAATTTGATACTTTTGATGTCCAAGCCATTTATTTCCTTTATATATAGATAGTAATATTTATATTAAAAATGCCGAAGTCTTATAAAGGAATTTATAAACCAACCAACCCTAAAAAGTATGTAGGTGATCCCAATAGAATAGTGTATAGATCAATGTTGGAGAGACGTTTTATGCGTTATTGTGATCTAAGTGAAAATGTTATATTTTGGTCATCTGAAGAATTATCAATCATTTATCGCAATCCAATAGATAAAAAAATACATCGTTATTTTCCTGATTTTATAATAAAGATGAAAACGGGAAAAAGATACATGATAGAAATAAAACCTGATAGACAGACAAGACCACCTAAAAAACCAAAAAGGCAAACTAAATCTTTTATGAGAGAAAGTTTAGAATATGTTAAGAATCAAGCTAAATGGAAAGCAGCACAGTATTATTGTGAAGATAATGATTTAGAGTTTAAACTTGTTACTGAAAAAGAACTAGGTGTTTATTCTTAAAAATCTAAACTACCCATAGCACCTCTTCTAGTATACATAAAAGATTCATCAGGTCTATTATCCAAATAACCAGATACAGTTGTGCCTGATTTTTGACTTGTCACTGTTGTAGGAGCATTATTAATCACTATTGGAGAACCTGTG